GTCTTGTAAGAAACCTCATCCATCTCTTCTTTACCCATTAGCGCATCATGGTTTTTGATAGCGTATGCGTTTGCTTCTTCTTCATTATCAAACTTAGCAACCTCTTCACCGTCTTTGTTATAAACACAATACATGTCACCCTTCTTAGAAACATGCTTTGTTGGGTCCATTTCTTCATCATTATCGTCTTCATCATCATTTTCGCTCATCGCTTTCTTGATAGCCTTGCGACGGTTCTTCAGATATTCATCAGAGCTATCTACATCACCGTCATTGTCGATATCAGCATCAGCCTTACCTACAGGGTCAAGCTTCTTTGCTTCTTTCTTAGATTTTGCTTTGTAGTGCTTACCTTCAAATACAAAGGTATCTTCGCCTTCTTGTACAGCAGCAACAGCAGCTTCCATGAATGCTTCTACTTGCTCGTCAGCAATAGACTCTGGCACCCATGCAGCACGTTCAAAAGACTCAGTGAAATTCGAGTAAGCTACTGGAGTCTTTTTGTTCGACATTTTATTAGAAAGGTGTACCATATCACCCTTACGGGCAGCAGTTACTTGAGCGCCAGTTTCATCTTTGAATTTAACTGTTTGACCGTCTTTAAGCTTTTTAATCTTAGCTTGTTCTTCAGGATGCAGCGGGAAGGTATTGGATTTACCATCTTTAACGGTCATCATCAGACCCCAGTTGTATTTCTTTTTTTCAACAGAAACCTTCTCATCTAATTGATTCTGTGCCATTTCCATCAAGGCTTTATGCATAGATTTAACAGACATTTTTATTATTCCTTACTTATTGAACAGGTAGGTGATTAAGGTGCCGAAACCACCCACCACGCCTGTAATGATTATCCAACTAATTCTATTTATAATATTTACTGTTATCTGGTTTTTTTGAACCACTTTTTCCATCTGGCCTACTTTATCATATAGTTCGTAAATATCTTTTCTTAGGATCTTATGATCTTCTTCTTGATTAATCAGTTTCTCTTCAACTCGTGCCATTTGTACGAGAACTTCAGAGAGCTTATCAATTTTCGATTCAATGCGATCCATGCGCTCTGCGTTAGTTGCCATTTTAGTCTAGCTCCGATACCGTCTTGCCTTTTTCCCACATCTTACATGACCAGTAACGAGCTTTCCACTTTGGACCCGGATTAGTATCACACTTATGTCTAGCTCTAAAACTTTTTAAATTAGCGGGATTATCCCTTTTAATCTCTTGTCCTGGCTGACCAAAGCCTAAACGGATAACGTTACCTTTGTCGTTCTTGACATAAACGTAGAACTTATGGTCATCGCCTTTCGGAGCGCGGAATGGATCGTTTAGTTTTACCTTACGACCTTGGTACTCTGCCTGTTCGACGATCGGATCTTCTTCTATATGGCAACCGAATGATTTCACTTTTTATTCTCCGACGGATTAGAAATGTAATCGTTAAGAGAGTTCAAATCTTTTGCTGCTGTTGCAAGTTTATTTGTCCACCATGTAGGTAATGAAGCTTCATCCTGAAGAGAGCCTAAAGAAGATAAAATAGCATTAGCATCTTCAACAATCGTTTTACACATGCGCTCAGATGAAGGTACGTCAGTGTGTCCATCTTCATCTACTTTTTTCGGTAAACCTTTATGCTTAGTAGACGCAAAGTCTTCTAACTCTTTTTCACTCATAGAGTCAGCAAGCTTTTCTACTGCAGGAGTAACCTTGTCTGCCTCAAGTTCACCTCGTTTATGCTGAAGGGCTAAAGCCATAAGCTTCTGCTGAGCAACAGATAATGCTTTTTCTTGGATCTGCTTAAAGGTTTTCATTTCTTAATTTTCCCTTTAACTTTAGCCCAAAGGTCTGGGTCGCCTTTAACACGTGTACGGCCACCTGTAATAAAAGAGTTAACACGAGCCATTGCCCACTGTTGAGGAGTAGTACCTGGCTTGTGACCAACCTTCCAAGCAGCGAAACCTCTTTTATAAACTTGCTTCAGAATGCCAAGTGGGAATCCGCTTTTATCAGCTTTCTTTTTTAAAGCAGCATCCGCACTTTCCATAATAGTATTAAATTGCTTAAAGCTAAACATAGCTCTCTCCATACACTTGTCTGAATCTTTTAGTATAAGGACTTTCTTTTGTCTTGGCGGTTGCATCACCAGGCGCCTTCTTGTAGGCAGAAGGATCGTCGTCCTTTTTCTTTACCATTTTTCTAAAGTGTGCATCACGCTTAGACTTAGTAGATTTACTCTTTAACCCACGGAAGAATGTAGCAGGCTGTGAACCTTTCTTGTCATCAATATCTGGGTCTTGTGCTACTTCGATTTTTTCTTCCAGTGGCTCTACATCAGTCAGCCACTTACGTTGTCTCTTACCGTCTACTTCAATAATCAGGTAGTTGGAACCGCAATAAGAAATAACTGCCTGTTGATTTGTTTCTTTTACTATAACTGTATCGCCAACAGAGAACAGATCGCCAGAAACATAATCTTCTCTTCTTTCAGAGACTGGATTGAGCATAACATGCTGTGCAAACGATCTATTCTCTTTGAGATTCATGCCTTTACGGACAGAATTAAACAAATCTTTGGCAAGATTGTCAGTTACACCCTTGGGTAGACCCATTAGGAACTTAGGGAAATCGTTATCAGATGCTGCGGCACGCATCTTAGACGCGCTCATACCTGTTACACCTTCTGCATCTGGATCACGTTCACCAGCAGAGACTACTTTTACAGAATTGAAATCGAATAGTCCGTGTCTAGATTCGACACCATTGTACTTTGTTAAGAGGGTCTGGAATTCTTTTACCCGATCTGATCCAGCAACCATTACTAGATTCTTATAGCCTTTCTTGTACATGTGTACAGCGGCTTCAAGAAAGTTCTTAACAGACTTTTCTAACACAATGCTCCTGGCATGTTTCGGGAACATTTTACGCATGAATTTAATTTTGGTCTGATAATCAAGAGGATTCTTTTTAGAATCTTGGGACTGAGAAGCAAAGACCATGTAATCGTTACCCTTAGCCATAGAAGCAATCTTGTTCAACAGCTTCTCATGACCAGTCGTCGGTGGGTTAAATCTGCCAAAAGCAATATAGCCCACAGATGACTGTTCTTCAAGATATGACTTAAAAGTATGAACCATTATCTACCTCTTCTCGATACGTCAAGTCTCTTCTTACCAGGAAGAAGTCTCTTTGAGATCGTTTTTAATTGGGTCTTAGCTTGACTTACTCTTTTCTCTGCCCGAGCTTTCTGAGCAATACTCATATCAGATTTAGATCTTCCACCAGAGAATCTTTTAGTCAATACGTTTCGAGCAGCTCTACGGCTTCTCTTCTTTAATTTTTCTAGTGAAGCTGGGCGTCTAGCAGCAATCTTTCTTTGCTGCTTTAACTTCTGCTTACGACGCTTCATTTCAATAGAACGTTTACGTCTTGCAGCAAACGACAGTACTTCAGACAGGATTAAAGACTCCTCCTCATTAAGAGAAGAAGTCTCGTTAGTAACGAAGAGGAAGTCTTTAAATCCAATCATAGTCTTAGAACTTGAAGCCTACGCCAATTTTCATGCCGTCAGCAGTGGTTACCCAGTCATTGACTTCGGTGAGTTCATCCTCAACCACGTCAACAGACCAGCCCCAGCTAACACCGATGGACGCACGGTCGTTCAGGTCATGCGAATAACCGATTCCGTAGGAAGCACCGCCCCAACCAACAGCGATAGCGCCGTCAGAAGCGAGATCCATAGAACCACCTACCCATACATACTCGCCGCCGATGATGCCAGGAGTGATGTTCAAGGTTGGGTTAAGGGTTACATCACCCCAAGTGTTGCCATCGCCCCGACCAATTAGGTCTGCACCGGATGTTGCACCCCAAGCATAGCTTACGCTAGTGTCGAGGGAAGCAAAACCAAGGTCCATACCTGTACCGAGACTAATTGCATAATCGTCTTCAGCGTTGTCACCACGATCTTTGAGAGTGAAACCTGCATCTACACCAAAGCCAGCAATACCCAACTCTGCACCAACTGTCCAATCTGCGTTACCTTCTAAGTCAGTCTTTACACCGACAGTTGCGTTGGACATAAGAGCAGAGCCATTATCAGTAGCATCTTGTGCAATTGCAGGAGCAGCTACAGTCATAGCTACAATTGCGGAAATAAGATATTTCATATCGTTCCTCTTTATTTACTCCAACCCGCTAAAATAGTTGGGTCAAAGTTGCTTGTTGAAAATTCATAACGATTCACTAGCTTAACAGCATTACCAGCTAGCTTATCAATAGCGACGTAACCTTCAGGCTCAGTTGACCTGAACCCTTTGGTTGTTTTTAAGAACGTTTTAATGTTCTTAATACTGTTCAGTTTATTTATAAGCAATAACTTTGCA